GCTGTCGCTACTTGGGCATATTTTGGAATTATAGAAAGACTAAATTCTATTGAAACTGAAATAACTTTAGCACAGTCTGATTTGGAAAAGAATACTGAATTTAGAATTAAATGGCCCAGAGGAGAAATGGGTGCATTACCAGCAGACGCTGAACAGTTTATGTTAATAGAACATATTGCTGGTGAACTTGAAAAACTAACAAAAGATATTGAAACTGGAAAGGCACCATTTGACCAACAACAAGCGTTAACTCTACAATTTTATGAAACCAGAATACAAAAATTAGAAAAAGCAATTGATGAGTTAAAAGACAGAATAGTGAATAGTCACTATGATGCAATTAAAAACGGAAGTCATTAAAATGAAAGTAATAGAATTTGTACTTTTGTTGTATATGAGTGGTGGAGAATTAATTGAATATACAGTTCGTGATGGTCTTAGTGATTGTCTATCTACCAAGAGAACTATGGAAAGAAATATGCAAATAAAACCACAAGACCAAGGTAGTGTATCTATAAGTTGCAAAAAACTTTCAGTAGTAGTAGATAATGGAAACAATATACTATCATTTGAAGATGGTATGCCAACGAGGTAAATAATATGTCAGTAGAAACAGAAATTGCACTTTTAAAAAGAGAAGTAGATGGCATGAAAGGAATTCATGTTCGTCTTGATACAGCAATAGAAAAAATTGCAGATGTTTCTAGTTCGTTACATACTATTATGGCAGTCCATGAAGAAAAGTTGCTCCGTCAAGAAGAAGCATTAGATGGGCAAGAATTACAATTTAGAGAAAATATTCAAGAACTTCACTCCAGAATATCCAATAATTCAGACAAACAGGCTCAGCGCATGAACGACATGGAAAAGAATATGTTAGATGAACTACAGAAGATTCGTGTAGAGTTATCTGACAGAGTTGGTATCCTAGAGAAGTGGCGCTGGGTCATTATCGGTGGTTCTATTGTTGGTGGATTTATTATCACAAAACTTCCTATATGGACTTGACATTCCCCTAAAACTCGTATATACTAATTTTCATGTATATAGAACAAAAGTACCTACTCTTAGCATCATCACGACTCCAACAGTTTAAAAGGAAAGGGGATTACCTCTGGAATTTTAGGTGTCCGTATTGTGGTGATTCTCACACAAATCTAACTAAAGCTAGAGGATATGTGTTTCGTAAAGATTCGAATCTTATATATAAATGTCACAACTGTGGTATTGGTGCAAACTTAAATAATTTTTTAAAACACCTAGACTCGCAGTTGCATGATGACTATATAAAAGAGAAGTTTCTAGATAATGGAAAAAATAAAGAAGAAGAGGTGTATGAGAAGTTTACGACTCAAGCACCTTACCTTAAAGGCAGTTCGCCTTTAAAATCAAAACTAGTTAAGAAGATTTCATCACTAGGATTGAATCATTATGCAAGACAATATGTTTTACAGAGGAAAATACCATCTGATAAACATTACCTCTTGTATCACACGGATTCGTTCAGTAAATGGTCAAATGAGTGGTGTCCTAAGAAACTAGACGTAAATAATGATACTGCAAGGTTATTGATACCTTTGCATAATGGTGAGAATAAATTTATAGCGTGTCAAGGAAGGTCTTATAAAAAAGATGATAAACTTAAATATCAAACTAGTAAAGTCCATGAGGACACGCAACTTATCTTTGGTCAAGACCGACTTAAATCTAATCAACCAAAATTCGCAGTAGAAGGCCCTATTGATTCACTCTTTGTGGACAATTGTGTTGCTGTGCTTGGTTTTAATAAATTTAACTTATTGACTAAAGATTACACTATCATTCCAGATAATGATAGAAGAAATTCACAAGTACTGAAAAGTATGAGTAATCTTCTTGAAATGGGATATAGTATGGTTTTATGGCCAGATGGAATTGAACAGAAAGATATTAATGAAATGATTATGTCTGGTAGAACTAAAGAAGAGATAAAAGAAATAATAAACAACAACACATATCAAGGTAATATGGCCTTGTTAAAATTTACTAATTGGAGAAAAACAAATGTCTAATCTGTCTAATCAACTACCCACGCAATATCAACAATTCATACACTTATCAAGGTACTCAAGATGGTTGCCTGATGAGGGTAGACGAGAGTTTTGGAACGAAACTATCGAAAGGTATTTTGATTTTTTCAAAGACCATTTAAAAGAAATGTGTAACTACGAATTAGACGATAAGACTAGAAATGAAATAGAAGAAGCAATCCTTGATACAAGAGTAATGCCGTCCATGAGATGTTTGATGACTGCTGGGCCTGCATTGAAAAAAGAAAATATTGCTGGGTATAACTGTTCATATGTTGCAGTAGATAGAGTTGCAGCGTTTGATGAAATCCTTTATGTATTGATGAACGGAACTGGTGTTGGTTTTTCTGTAGAAAGACAGTTTACTGCGAAACTTCCAGTTGTTGCAGAAGAGTTTTATTTGTCAGATACAATTATTCAAGTTGCAGATAGTAAACTAGGTTGGGCAAAAGCATTTAAAGAATTAGTAGGTATGTTGTATATTGGTCAGATTCCAAAATGGGATATGTCAAAAGTAAGAGAAGCAGGTGCTCCACTAAAAACTTTTGGTGGTCGTGCATCTGGCCCAGACCCATTAGAAAGTTTATTTAATTTTACTGTTACTACATTTAAGAACTCTGCTGGACGAAAACTAACATCATTAGAGTGTCATGATATTGTCTGTAAGATTGCAGAGATTGTTGTTGTTGGTGGTGTTCGTAGAAGTGCTTTGATTAGTTTATCTAACTTATCTGATGACCGTATGCGTCATGCAAAGTCTGGTTCTTGGTGGGAACAGAATAGTCAACGAGCACTTGCAAATAACTCTGCGTGTTATTCAGAAAAACCAGATATTGGTATCTTCATGGACGAGTGGAAATCTCTTTATGATTCTAAGTCTGGTGAAAGAGGTATCTTCAATCGTGAATCTGCAAATAAGATGGCTGCAAAGAATGGTCGTAGAACTATTGATGGTCATGAGTTTGGTACGAATCCTTGTTCTGAGATAATCTTGAGAGATAGAGAATTTTGTAATCTTTCAGAGGCAGTTATCAGAACATCTGATACAGTTGAAACTCTAAAAGAAAAAGTAAGAATTGCAACTATTCTTGGTACTTTCCAATCTACACTTACAAACTTTAAGTATGTATCAAATGTATGGAAAAAGAACTGTTCAGAAGAAAGACTACTTGGTGTTTCACTTACTGGTATTATGGACAACCCATTAACCAATGGTAAACAAAAAGGTCTGGATAAACTCCTTGAAGAACTAAAAGAAGTTGCAGTAGAAACAAATAAGATATGGTCACAGAAACTTGGTATTCCAAGGTCTGTTGCAATTACTTGTGTTAAACCATCTGGTACTGTTTCACAACTTACAGATGCAGCTTCTGGTATTCATGCAAGACATAATCCTTTTTATATTCGTACTGTTCGTGGAGATAAGAAAGACCCATTGACAAAGATGATGACTGATGCTGGATTTCCAGTTGAAGATGATGTAATGAATCCAAGTCATACTGCTGTATTTTCTTTTCCTATGAAAGTAGATAAACACTCTGTTTTCAGAACAGACATGAACGCAATTGAACAATTAGAATTGTGGTTAACATATCAAAAACATTGGTGTGAACATAAACCATCTGTAACTATTTCTGTAAAAGAACATGAGTGGTTAGAAGTTGGTGCATGGGTATACGAAAACTTTGATTGGATGTCTGGTGTATCATTTTTACCGTTTAGTGAACACTCATACAAACAAGCACCTTATCAAGATTGTGATAATAATCAGTATAAGGAATTATTAAAGAAAATGCCTAAGAACGTAGATTGGTCAATGTTGGGTGATTATGAGAAAACTGATATGACTATTGGTTCTCAAGAACTTGCTTGTTCAGCAGCAGGGGGTTGTGAAATCTAATGGCAAAAAAAATAATGTACTGTAACGAATGTGATGTAGAATTCACAGTTCGTTATGGTATGTCCGATAGTCACTATGAAGCACTTTGGTGTGTCTTCTGTGGAAACGAAATAAATAGTGACGAGGATTATATAGACGAAGAATTTGGAGAAGATTATGACTGAATGTAAATGCAAAAAATGTGGTTGTGATTGTCATTGTAATTATGATTGTGATAATTGCCCAAATGATGTATGTACTGGTTGTAGGTGTGGATGTTGTGAATGACGAAATGTAAATTATGTGATAACGAATCTCATTGTGATAGAGTAATTAAAGACGAAACCAAATGTTGTGGAGAACAGATGGTATTAATCTGTCCTAAATGTCGGTGTGATATTTGTGAAAAGGATTACAAGAGATGGGTTCAAAATTGAAAACCCAAAGTGCGAAAGCAAAAGGTAGACGATTACAACAGTGGGTTCGTGACCAGTTAATAGAAGAATTGAAAGTGCATCCAGAAGATGTAGAATCAAGGTCTATGGGTGCTGGTGGAGAAGACTTGATTATGGCAAGAGCTGCAAGAGAGAAGTTCCCATACTCTGTTGAATGTAAAAACCAAGAAAAAGTTAACATCTGGGAATCTTATTCTCAAGCAGTCGAAAATAGCAAAGACTACGAACCGTTGGTGGTTGTTAAACGTAACAAACATAAACCACTTGTTTTAGTTGATGCAGAATATTTTATTGGACTGCACAAAGATGAGGTTTAACTGTAAAAACTGTACAATAATACTATCAGATAGTAGAGGAAGGGTTTACCAAGATGGCAAACTTATGTTTATGGGTGATGGTTATATTGCAATCAAACATCTACTATTATATACAAATAATGCAGAGGAAGTTAAAACTCATTTCCAAGCACAGTTGTCCACCAGAGAAAAGTGTAGGTGGGACAAAAAAGAAGCCGAAAAAATTGCAGACCTAAAAATAAAAGAAGAAGCGACAAAAGCAAAAGAATCCATATCTAAATCTGAAAAAAAGAAAACAAATAAAATAAAAGTATCTCAATACAAACTTATTTAATTGTTTCCAAAATAGAAATAATAGTTTTCCAAAACAGAACATAGTTTCTAATATAAATATAATTGTAAGAAAAACTTACACTTTCAAAATATAGGAGAATAAGATGTCTGTTGCAACAGCAGTCTACGAAGAGACTTGTAAAATATGTGAAACCGTTAGTATATGGTTTCAAAGAGTATTAATAGAACTACAAAGAGGAAAACAACTAAGAGCTAATAAGGAGATTATGAGTCACCTACCAGCGATACAGTCATTTTCTCATTTAAAAGAAATGTCATTTAATTTAGATAAAATGAATGACTTGACTAATAAGATGTATGATGATATGTTAAAAGAATTGGATTCGAAATAATGTGGCCTTATACTGAAGAAGAAAATGAGTTTGTAAGTAAACAATCCAAACCAGAATGGGATTACGATACTTACGGACATGGTGGATAATAAGAAAGGGAAAATTATGATTAGATTATTTACACTATTATTTGTTATGATAACAATGACTGCAAATGCAGCTGATGTTACCATAGATATGTTAAATAAAGATGCAAGTGGTAGAAAGATGGTATACTCAAAAGAAATAGCAGAAGTTGTTGTTGGGGATACAATTACATGGTTGCCTGCATCTAAGGGACACAATGTGCATTTCATCTCTGCACCAGATGGTGTCAAGAAATTACCAAAATCAAAATTCAATAAAGAGTTTTCTTATACATTTGAAAAAGAGGGAATCTACTTATATCAATGCACACCCCATAAAGGTATGGGTATGATTGCATTAGTTGTAGTTGGAGATAACCTTGATAATCTTGCAAATATTAAGAAAGCAAAAGTTTTAGGTAAATCTAAGAAGAAACTAAAAGAACTACTATCTCAATTGTGATTCGCACCGATTCGCATAAATCAAAAAACTACCCCACTTTTACACCCTTATAAGTCTTTGATTTATAAGGGTTTTTATTTAGGACTTGACTTTGTTGTAAAAACAAGTTATAGTATATACATAATCAAGAGAAAGAGAGAAAATTATGAGTTGTATTAAAAACCACATTATGGAAATCCAAGAGTTTGTTTGGGATTTCTTTGACCAAGATGGTCAGTTCGTTGCTGATGAAACAATCAAAGATAAAGATGATTTGGTTTCGACAGTTGAAAATAATTTCGGTTCAATGGGAGTTGATATTGCAAAGGACGAAATCTTTGCGATTGAAACTGGCGACCACTTTAGTTAATAGGAGAGAGAATGAGCAATTCTGTAAATGATGCAATTAAAGAAAACCTTTGTGAAGAGGTAGGGTCAATGACAGTTAATGAATTCCAAGATGCACTTGATAACACTGGTCTTGAGGGTAATAGTGTTATTGACAGCTTGGTTGAAAATTTGGTGCAAAAAAAGTTTGAAGATTTGGGCGATTAGACTTGACTTTGTTGTAAAAACATGGTAAGATGATTCTGTAATAATGAGAAAGAGAGGTCAAAATGACTACTAAAACTGTGAAATACTTTGTTTATACTCAGACTAATAAGATGGGTAAAACTGGTGAATTTGATACTGCCAAAGAGGCTATCAAATGGGCGAAAGAAAATGTCTATGCATTTGATTACGTCAAGGAAAAGAAAGACGATTGGGAAGACTTGTTCTTTGAATTGTTAGTCGGTATTGGAAAGGGAGATTGTAAGTATGTATAAATTTGTTGCTTGTGATACAATCAAAACCGTTGGAACTAGTTTACAAGGTAAGGTTACTACCACCTACGACAAGTTAGTAGAGGTCTTTGGAGAACCAACCATGACAGATGCAAGTCCTTATGAAAAGGTCAATGCACAATGGAGTGTTAATGCTAAAGATGAAAACAATACTACCTTTACCATCTACAATTGGAAAGATGGATATGTACCTACTGAAGAGTACGAGTGGCATATTGGTGGATTCGATTTCAATGCATACTGTGTTGCTACTGATATACTTGACAATGCGAAAGAAATGGTGTAGTATTATGAATATGAAAACTTTGTTATTAACTACAACTGCGATACTTATGACCTCAAGTGCATTTGCACAAGATTGTAAGTATCAAAAAGTTGTGACTCAGAAAAGTGGTGAGATAGTATCGTCAACTACTGATTATGATTGTGAAACTAAACCTAAAGTAATCTATAAAGAGATTCAGAAGCCTGTCTATATTTACAGAGATTCTACGCCTGTAGTTACTGAAAGGGTAGTTTATTCAGAACCAACATATTATGAACCACAACCAAGTATTGTAAGTACTATTGTTGGTACATTGATTAATCACAAGATTAACCAGACTATATATAAAAATGCACCTATAGGAACTGTGTTTGGATATGGTGTTACTAATAAAGTAAATATTGGTAATGTGTCTGTAAATTATAAAGTTCATAAACCAGGCAGTTGTTATGCGAATTGGACAACTGGCGGAACAGATTGTTATTAGATGATGAAGTTTATATTTGGAATTATTGTTGGGGTGATACTAGTCACATATCATCCTAACATATTAGCAACCACTAAAGACCTTTTTGTTGATAGTGGTGTTCGTGACACAATCGTTGATAAATTGAAAGAGGTTAGATAATGATTAAACAAATGACTACTGTTGCATCTCTTGGTGTGCTATTAAGCGCCTGTAGTGTAACCAATCCTTTTGTAAGTGCAAATACTGCTAATGTAACTGTGAAACCACCAATTGGTGTTGTTAAGAAGTTGTATGAACACCAATCTGCAAAAGTTAAACAACAAGTAGAACAAGTACCAAGTTGGTATACTAAGATGCCTGTTAAAGATGATGCTATATATGCAGTAGGTACTGCAAATACACCAGACTTGCAACTATCAAATGATATTGCAATCTTGTCTGCAAAAACAACTCTTGCTGACAGAATTAATGGTAGAGTTAATTCTATTACGAAGAGTTTTATTACTAAGGTAGGTTCAACTGATGCAGATGCATCTGTTATGAATGAGATTCAAACTGCAACAAAGAATATTATTTCTGATGTTGATGTTGCTGGATATAATGTTCAAGAATCAAAAGTAGTATCTAATGGTACACAATATCGTGTATATGTGTTGTTAGAATACTCTGATGAGAACGCTCAGAAAATCCTATTAAATAGATTGAAGAAAGACAAAATGTTAATGTCTAAAATCAGAAGTAATAAAGCGTTCAAGGAACTTGATGAAACAGTTAATCAGAGTAAAGATAATGAAATCAATAAACTTGATAAAATTATTGATGCAGAAAAACTATCATAAGGGAGCCTATGAGTTACTTTAAAAAGAAAGATAAATATAAAAAAGACTATGGAATGACTGTTACAGTTCGCCAAGTTAAGGACAAAGATGGCAACACTACATCTGATGTAAATGGTGCTATCAGAGTCCTTAAAAAGAAACTTATGAAAGAAGGTTTGTTTCAAGAACTGCGTGAAAGAACTTCCCACCGAACCAGAGGTGAAAAGAAAAGAAGACAAAAAGCAGCTGGTAAAAAAAGGTGGGAAAGAAAACTACAAAAACGAAAGCAGGAGTTAGGATATTAATGGAAAATAATATCATAAAATTTCCAACTAAATTTAAAGGTAAAAGGATACCAAAAGTTGTTAATATTAATCCAACTGAAACTCAACAAGATTTAGATTTTGCAGATAATCTTGCAGAGGGTTTGATGATTGGATTAATTCATAACTGTGGTGAGAATGGTATAGATATCAAGAATGAAAGATTCATTGGAGATGTCAGTTTTCTTAATGAAGTCGTTAGAGGTATTTTATATAGAGATATTGGTTTTAAACACCCAATACAATCATTTATGGATATTGTTGTAAAAACGGTTACTGAAGATAAAGAGAACGTCATTACCACTAAAGTAGATTTGAATATGTTAGCAGATATGGTAAGTGATAAGGAAGATGATACTAGTTGATATGAATCAAGTTACACTATCAAGTTTGATGGTGCAGCTCGGTGGTAATAAAAATATAGAACCAGACTTTGTAAGACATATGGTTCTAAATTCTCTAAGAAGTTATCGTTCTAAATTCCAAGGTGAGTTTGGAGAACTTGTGTTATGTTATGATAACAAAGGTAATTGGAGAAGAGAATACTTTCCAAATTATAAGTTTTCAAGAAGAAAAGATAGAAAGAAGTCTAGTCTTGATTGGAATCAAATATTTGAAACTCTTCATACGATTCGTGATGAACTTACAGAATATTTCCCATACAAAGTTTTGCAAGTAGAAAGAGCAGAAGCAGATGATATTATTGCCTCTGTAGTATTTCATGTTGCAAAAGAACCTAAGAACTATGAAAAGGTATTAATCCTATCTAGTGATAAGGATTTTATTCAATTACAAAAATACAATTTTGTAACACAATATAGTCCTATACAAAAGAAATATGTAAACGGTGTAGACCCTACTACATATATTAAAGAACATATCTTAAAGGGTGATAGAAGTGATGGAGTACCAAACTTTTTGTCGCCTGATAATACTTTTGTAGATGAGTTAAGACAAAAACCCATGACTAAAAGAAAACTTGATGCATGGATTGATTTGGAGCCAAGTGATTACTGTAATGAAGAGATGATGAGAAACTATCAAAGAAATAGAACTCTAATAGATTTATCTTATATTCCAGATGACATTAAAGAAAAATGTACACAAACTTTCTTGGACGCTCCAGAGGGTAGTCGTAAACATTTACTAAATTATTTTATAAAGAATAAACTAAAGACCTTAATGGAAAACATAGGAGATTTCTAATGGCAGTAAAAACATATACACCACTTTTATCAGAGGTGTTAGATAAAGTGCATAAAGCAAAAACTAAAGCACAAAAAATTAATATTCTAAAAGAGAATGACTCTGATGCACTAAGAATGATTATCAAATCATCTTTTGACCCAAGAATCATATGGGCATTACCAGAGGGTGCAGTTCCTTATAAACCTAATGATGTTCCAGAGGGAACTGAACATACTTTACTTTCTCAAGAAGCAAGACGTTTATATCATTTTATTAAAGGTGCAGATAATGTTACACCTAGAGCTCAAAAAGAGAATATGTATATCCAAATGTTAGAGGGTTTACATGAAGATGAAGCAGAAATTCTTGTCTATGCAAAAGATAAAAAACTACATCAAAAAATCAAAGGCCTTTCCCATGAAGTTGTCAAGACAGCATTTAATTGGAATTCAGACTATGTGAGACTTGACTCTGCTGCAAAATA